CAGAGGCGCAATCACAATTGATATTGATAAGAAGATTGTGATTCATTTTAATCCAGATAATCCTTTAAATAACAAACATATTGAATTGAAGCATAACATTAACGGTAGTTATATCGCTTTTCATAATCAGAATATTTTTATTAATCCCGTTGATCACAATCAAAAAAATATGATTTTTGTGAAAGATGAAATAGCCACCTCTATCCAAGCTGTTGATTTTGGAAACATAGTAACCTTGCAAGATATGGATACAAGCGAATTATTTGACATTAAGCTTGAAGATAAATTCAATAGAGATTTTATGAAACCGATTGAGAAAGTGATATTGCAAAAACGTTTGAATGACATTGTAAGGCATGATGCTTTTCGATACAAAGTAATCAGCATACGTTCGGTATAAATGCGGCGAAAGAGGGAGTACCACTCCCCATATCTCAAATTTTGATCAAAGCTTCTTCAATCCATTCATCAAGACCAGTATCACCTAAAGTATCATCCTCAATCATTTTTTTAATATCTTCTTTGCTTAAAAACACAAATTCCTTCTGAATAAATGCTGGTTCACCAAATTTTAATATTTCTGTTTCAATACAATCTAAAACTTCAATTAGATTCTCATAATCTGAATCCATAAATTCTAAAGGTAATTGATTTTTTGACTGGTATTTCCATCTAAGATTTGAGATTTCATTCATTAAATCCTGTGCTTTATCTACGATAACCTTCAACTCATTTGGATATTGACTATCAACATATGTAATTTCTTCTTCAATAATTCTCATTTGTTCATACCCTTTCTTGCTAAATAAGTAAATCTTGGGAAAATAGAGAGTTAACTTTGAATAGGATGAATATGGCGGCAATCTTCTTAAAAGGCAACTGATTTTATCGATGATCTTTTCTTTATCTAGGCTTATCATAAATCCCTAGCGGAGTGACAAGCGCCCACTAATCGACCCAAGATTCAGTTTGTTCTGCAAAAGTTTTTACCATCTCAGTCCAATCAAATTCACTACATATCACTTTAGGGCTGAAATCACTTATTTCTAGTGCATCCAAAACATTCCGGTATCTCAACCTATAGAAATGCCAAGTTGTCAGGTACTTGCCCCTTACCCTAGCATCCTTATGATTCATCATTAACCGATAAATATCTCTCAAATACCTGAGATCCCAAAGGATGCTCCAGTAATCTTCTGTAGAATCCAAAACCGAAAGAGCATCTAAATAATTATCCGTATTTGTTTTTAAACGCTCTAAACTTTGGTTGAAATAGACAAAACTTATGTCCTCATCATACCGCACAGTAGGGAAAATATCATTATACATGTGACAACTTTTGTCTATAAATAGTCCACAACAACTAAGATCCTTTTCTTTTATGTAGGAGTCAATTAGTGCGTTGCCATAAAAAGCAGTAATATTACTGAGATCATAGTGATCAAATGGCCCATAACGTAATATCCCTCTAAAAAAGACCTCTTGCCCGACGGTACGAAACCAAAGATCCTGCGCAAATTCAATTGCAAACATTACCAAATATCTATGATCGTGAGCATTCCTCGGTTCATCCAAATTGTAAACTAATATTGTGTCAGAAAAGACAATTGTTTTAAAAGCATGATGTCTATGAACATTCAACGAATTAATTACTTTATAAATTTTATCTATTTTACTGGGATTAGTCCTAACTAGGTCTGAAAACCCAAGTATATCAATATACAGCAAATACTTGTTCAAACTGTTTTCTCTCCCTACTTTTCTTGTGTGTGTCATCTCAGCTAGCAATACCTTATTTATATGTATCTTCATCTTATCATTCTGTTCATGTCGAATACGTAAGAATAATGGCGAGAAACTGTTTTAGGTTTGAACGCTAAATGTTGATACGGGGGCGTCATGAAATTACGTTAGAACCTTGGAATATCATGGCGAACTAAACAAATATTTCTGATATAATAAAATTTGAAAGTTCTCGAACTGAAGGTCAATCTTCAGTTCTTTCATTATAGGGGGTCAACATTGATGAAGGCGAAACAGATTAAAATTTATAGCTTTGGCCGATCATGCATTGAAGAAGGGGTAATTACTTCCGAAAACTTGGAAGATAATATCGTAACGTTAACAGAAAGCTTTCTCACGTTGGCTTACGAACATTACAAAAATATAAAGCTAGAAGATGGACAACTGATAGAAGAAATAATGAAAGTGTTGCTCCCTAATAAAGAGGAAGAAGCAAAAAATGAGTGGGACACTGGGTTATCATTTAATGATCAGATATACTTTGCTTGGTTTTCAACCCCAAACGGTATGAAGCAAGAAAATTTCGCGGGCAAGTGTGAAACATTCTTTATTAGAGAAGACTTTTTTAACTTCGCTGTAGAATTTGAGGCATTAATTTCTCTGGGTAAATTTAAGGAGATCGAAGCTAGTAAGGCAGAGATCTGTATTAATAAGGATGTTCTTAGCCGTCTCTCTTTGGGTGTAAGCAATTGTCATATGGCTGGCGATATGCCGGATATTATTGTATTACCACAACCAACATTTCATATTATCAAGGATTATAAGACTATCGAAAAGTTCACAGAGCAAGTAGAAGATAAAAAAGGCAAAATGGTAGACCAAGTTAATTACAAATTAGTGGATTACCATTTTGACGATAAAATTGACGTATTCGATGGAGGGGCAATTGCCGCTCCGAGGGTATTTAATCAGATACAAAATGCCCTTGGGCTAGACTATCCTATTGAGTTTGCAATTATCAGAGGCTACGGAATTGGCATTAAAGGCATGATCACGAAGTTCAATATTATAAAATACTTGGAGATTTTCTATAAAGGGGACACCGAATATTGTAAAAAGGTAGATGATCAATTTTATCTGCTAGATATGTGGAAAGAGTGGCAACTGGTAACTCAAAATACAATGCTGCTAAATGAGTCCATGGTAAAGCTTGCCAAGTATTATAAACCTGAAAATAGTGAGAATATGGATACTTATAAACAGCGGATTGCCAGTGTAGACCCCAAATATAAAGACATTATCGGAAAGCTCTATGTCACAAAGGTTAATGAGAAAGATGAGAATATTGAGGACTACAGAAGATTGAATTATCAATTACTTACTGCTCTGGCATTGAGCAAAAAGGATTACTTAGATCTGATTAAAGAGGATGTTAGGACATATCGAAGAATCTTGAAGCCATTCTCAAAAGACAGCGAAAAAGATGAGTGGCGGATTAATATAGATACCATAAGGCTTTTCTTTAAAAATATCATTAAGAGTGAAGATGAAGACAGCGAAGAGTTTCAAGAGGAAGCGATTAATACGGCTGCTAATGTGGTCACCAAATGTGAAGAACTACTCAATATATCCGAGGAGTTTATCAACCTGAAATATGTAAAGAACAATTTAGCTAAGCTTATTGAGAAAAAGTGCAGGGAACTTGCCTGTGGTAAAGTTACAGCTAAGGCAAAATATCAGTATATCGCCATTGATCCCATCTCCTATATGAATTTTGCAATGAATCGGGATCAGGGAGAGAATGGCCTTAATGCCGGAGAATTTTATAGTGCCGATTGTAAAAATGAAGATATTAAAACCATCGCAAGGAACCCCCTCTGTGCATACAGCGAAGTTCACAATGTGAAGTTTGTTAGAAATGTCTTTCTGGACAATTATCTAAGTCCTTGCCGAGAATTAATTTACTTCAATCAGAAGAGTGATATTTTGGCGCTGATGTCGTCAGCCGATACCGATGGCGATGCTTGCACAGTAATAGATTCAGATACCATTAGAAATACTGTGGTAATACCCGAAGACGGGAAGTATTTCATCAATAAAGATGACGGAGAAAAGGTTCCGATGGAATATAATTTCGATAATAGATTCTTAGCAACCTATAGAGCATCCGGAAATCTAATAGGAAAGATTGCTTTAAAGAGTGCCAGAATTAACTCAGATAGTCAGCAGACTTATGATTATTACGATACCGCTAACGCCAAATTTGTTCTGAATATGGGCCTGGATGAGGAAGAAAAGAAACAAATCAAAGAAAAAATAGATAGTGGCGAATGGATCACAACTTATAATGCCAGTGAGCGGCATAGGGCGCATATCAAGCAAAGATTCTATGAGAATGAGTTGGACATATATGTTGTTCTCTATAATGCCATGGTATCCATCGATGCCCCTAAAACATTGTATTTTCCTTGCCCAGAAGATATGGAAATTATCAATAAGAAGTATGGGAGAAAGGCTAGATTCTTACAGTATAAGGAAAATAAAGCAGATGTAGTTGATTCCCAATATGAATATACATTTGGGCTTTTAGATAGTGTTGCACGGGTAATTAATAAATCCCTATTGATCGAAATCAATAAAACAATCACTAGGTTTGATAATAAAGCGGAGTTGATTCAGGGGAAATTGTTGAATGGTGCTTATAGTGTCTCAGACTATCCAATTTGTTTGGAAGAAATAGAAAAGCTCTATAAAGATTACTCGGAAGAAAGACAAGTTGTAAATAAAGAATGTTATAGCAAAATGAGGAAAGAGACCAAGCATCGGGATTGGATGATTGAGAATTCATCTTGGGGTCAATGGGAAGAAAGTGAATATGATGCCTCAATCGCAGCTTTCAAATCCGAGAAGTACAAGCAGTATAAGGAAATCGATGCCAAGTATATTGTGGTTGCCGATGAGATTCTGAAGAAATATAACATCGCGACGATTTCAAACGCTATCGGAAATCTTAAGAATTGTACCGAAGATTTCATAATCAATTTGTTCTTCCCAGTATTCAACTACTTGAATATGAAGCTCCAGTCCAACCGTTTTGTTTATAAAAAGGCCGGAGACGGTGACATCACTTATCTCTATGAAAAATACAAGAAGATTCAAGTTGAACCCATAGACAATAGCGATATAGTCAAAAACTTACATTTGGAAGAGAAAAGTAGGCTAAAGGTCATCGATATCAAAGTGGATGTTCGAGCTAGGGTTTTGGAAGATGAAGTTGTGGACTTGATTGAATCAGAGTTAGAAGCTAATGGTCAGATCGTTTTCGAGATAAAGGTATTGGATAATAAAGTGATCCTGGTCAAGGATGAAAAGGATATGTTGGAAGTGTTCCCTGAGTTCATCCAGATCAAAGAGCATACCTTGCTGAATTGTGCCAATATAAAATTTGAGATATTAGTGAATGTGGCTCCCAGTCGGAAGAGCTTAAAATTAATTGCAACGGAAATAAATTGATAATGAAATAAATTAGAATTAATTCTTCCTTGCTCATATTGTGGGGCTTCCAGCCCCACTTTTGTGGATAGCATAGTGCTGTTACAAAAATTGATAGGAGTTCGGAAAAATGAACCATGAAAATACTATAGTAATTACTCAGGAAAGAATGGCTGGATGGTTGATGTTCAATAGGTTTCATAAAGTTGGTGAAAAGCCTGACTTGAAAGATTCGAATAGAAAAATATTTATCTTTAAGGATTCTCTCAGACTGCGTGACACTATGACAAAATATAACCAATTCAAAGAGTTGGTCTAATACTGGAGGATCATAATGGATGGTGTGCAAAACAAAAAGGTAATAATTGAGGGCTTCGAATACAAACGTGAATATACACAAAAGACTACTGCTAACGGAACAACATATCTTGATGGTGATAATTATCAATACTGGTCGCGGGACATTACAGTTTCTGCTCTAAAGCCTGGACACATTGTAGATATAAATGATGATATTAAAGCCTTTGCTCAAGAAACTCAAGATAAATTCAGAGGGCTATTTGATGCCAGAAATAATAAAATTTCAGAAGGCCAAATAACTTTCAGCTATGATGCAACAATGAGTATCATGGGAAAAGTTATAAACCCTGACAAAATTACAATTATTCCGGCAAAGGCTGGTTTTGGAAAATCCAGTTATATTTACTCCTTCCTGAGTACCCTTTGCAAACATATTCATAGTGGTGCATCCAGTAAGTTCTCAAAGCAAGGCGTCATTATTGTTACTGATAAAATTGAAGCACTAAGACAACTCGAAAAAGATATTTATAACGATCAAGGGGTTTATAGCAAAGGCAAGCTTAATACAAAGTACACTTATATCTTGGAGGCATGGAATAAGAACTCTGCTAGTGATGGAATCTGCAAAAATGCTGCTATTGAATCCTATGAATATGGAATGTGTAGTCCGCATGAATGCCCATATTTTGATAAATGTAAGATGAGTTATCAAAAAAAGCAACAAGTTTTCAGCCCGATTCTGCTTATGACTAATGCCAGACTGAAACAATATCAAGATAGAATTGATGAGTACAAAACTTGGACTGATAGAGAAAAAAATGAACAAGTAAGAGATATCGTAATTATTGACGAAAAGCCTGTGATAATTGATAACTATAGGATTGATACTCAGCTTTTTTCTACTTTGAAAAAGACTGTTGAAGAAACAAAGACAAACGGAACGGATGCCATAACCACCAAGGAACATCTTTTAAAAGAAATCCATAAAGTGGAAAATGAAGTATTTGAACTTAGAACAGGAATAAGCGAATTTAAAAATTGTATTTGCTGCGGGACTAAGGAAAAAGTATTTACAGATGAATTCAATGAAAGATGGAAGAGTATTATCGGGTTTAAGAATTCAGATTTGCTTAATGCAGTAGAAAAAATGTTTGTACAGGGAGCATTATGGTGTAATGGTGAAATTCCGTATTTTAAGACGATTGGAATAAAGAATTTTCATTACGCTGGCTTCAAGACATATATCTTTGATGCTACTGCTGAACTTGACCCTGATTATGAAGATGAACGATTTCAGTTTCTGAATATCGAAGATTATAAAAACTATGAGAATATCACTTTTCATATCTTCAAGGCTAAAGAAATGAACATGAGCCGGAGTGCTCTCGATATTAAGAAGAATGCTTGGAAAAATCTAGCTGTTGCTAAATGGATTAATAATAAATTTACTGATCAAACCTATGTGGTAACATATAAGGCGAACGCGAAGATTATTTCACAGAACTTAAAAAACTTGGGGACTTTAATTTTCCTTGACAAAGGTGAAGAGAAAATTGTAATTCCTCATTTCGGTGACACCAAAGGGAGTAATGAATTCAAGGATGCAAAAAGCATGGTTCAAATAGGATGGAACAGGTCGCCATCCGATGAGTATCTGGCCCAGTGTCTAAGCAGAAACACTACGTATGAAAAACTTATGGAATACAGGGAAGATAAAGCTAAAAGAACAGCTAAATTATTTGAGAATAAAAATGGAAGATTCACACAATATGATGAAGTGAATATTTACATGTGGCGTAAAATGGCTGTAGAATTTGAACAGGAAGTATTCAGGACTTGTGTAAGGGATTTTTCTGCCGACAATGCTGTCGATATTTACATATTTAAGCCTGATGGAAAAGTAATTGACCTTATTCAACAGCGGTTCAAAAAATGTACTATTAAGAGTGATTATCATGTTCCAGAAGAATTTCAACAGGAAAAAATACTGGGAAGGCAGACTTCGGATGGTAATGATAATAAAATCCAGGCATTTATCAAATGGCTAAAGAGTGAGTGGGATGGTACTAAAAGTAGTCTGAAAGATATCAAGAATAGGTTTGAAATAAGCGATAATTATTGGGAGAAGCTCATAAAAAATCCAGTGGTAAAGGATATCAAGTCAAAACGGAATATCAATACAAAAAGAGAAGGTAAGGGTAGTAATCAGGCATATTATTGGTATATTTAATTGCTTTAAAGTTTTTGGGGTACCCCCTATTCCTTATATATATTAATAGAGAATAGTAGGGAGCCCAAGAATATTTTGGTAAATTTATAATGATTGATGTATGTAAATAAATAAGTTAGTATTATAAAAGCATAATGTTTGAGCGTCAGGGGGTTTGGGGGACGGGCGCAGGCTTTTCGGTTTGTGAAGCCGCCAAGGCGAAACAAACTGAAAAGGATGGTCATAAGTCCCCCAATGAGTCTTTCAATAGAAGATGTTTAAAGATAGGAACGAATTATGAATATATTATTTCCCATATTGTGAAGGATTTTCCTCCATTCTGTCGAAATTAATTCGATAGAATGGAGGAGATTATTTCATGACAGAGGAAGTAATAATTGAACAAAAAACAAAACTAAAAGATGATTACGAAAGCAAAAGCAAAGTTTTGGATTATTTGGATTCTATTAAGATTTTACTTGATGAAGAAGATGCGGATATAGCTGTACAATATGCTCTTTGGCTTTATACTAAAACGAATATGCGATTAAATCCCGAAGTTGAAAAGGATTTCCCATTATTCAGTAAAGGTGTTTATTATGGCAATCTTGGAAAAGGGGTTGGAGCTGAGCTAGAAAAAGATAGACCATTTGTGTTACTATCAGGATCTAGCAATTCTGAGACAGTAATTATTATCCCGATATCAGACGATGAAAAATACATTGGCAGTACATTTTGGTATCATGTACCATTATCAACTGGTGACACGGCATTGGTCGAACAGATAAGAACAATAAGTAAAACTAGAATTCGAAGACCTATGAGAGAAGGAAGAATCGTGAGATCATTATTAGATGGAGAATTAATCAAAATAAATAATGCCATTGATAAGCTGAAATTTTATATAAAAAAATAAATTATTGACATTTAAATTATTTGGTGTTAAAATTCAATCAATCACATAGGCTATATTAAATTCAGCGAGAGATCGCTAATAGTATTAATTTCAGTAAAGACCTCTATTAAGGGGTCTTTACTCTTTTGCATTAATAACCACATTCAAAACGTCCTTAAGTAAGAAGGATAAGAATGCGTGGGTACGGATATTTCGCCTAACTGTCTATTCAAATGGAGTAGGCAGTTTTTTTATGCCAAATTTGAAAGGAGAACACAATGGAATTCAGAAAAATAAACATATCAGACTTAAAACATGCTGAGTATAATCCCAGAAAGGATTTAAAATCTGGGGATAAGGAATTTGAGAAAATCAGAAATAGCATCACAGAATTCGGCTATTGTGACCCCATCATTTTAAACAGTGATCTGACAATCGTTGGCGGCCACCAGAGAGCAAAGGTATTAAAAGAGTTAGGCTACACTGAAGTTGACTGCGTTATTATCGATATTGATAAGACAAAAGAGAAAGCTCTTAATGTTGCTCTTAACAAGATTTCCGGCGAGTGGGACTTCGAATCGTTAGCGAAGTTGCTGGATGACTTGAAAACAGAGGATTATGATATTGAGCTAAGCGGCTTTGATATGAAGGAAGCGGAAAAACTATGGGATGAATATATGCCAAAGGATGAGCAGGATGAAGAAGATGATATTCCTGATGTTCCAGAGGTGCCAGTCATTCAATCAGGAGATATTGTTGTGCTGGGTAAGCACAGATTAATATGCGGCGATGCTACAAAAGCAGAAGATCTTGAGAAATTGATGGATGGGAAGAAGGCAAAACTTACTGTGCTTGATCCTCCCTATGGAATTTCCTATGTTGGTAAGACAGATGACGCTTTGACGATCCAAAATGATAATCTGAGTGATGAAGAATTCTATAGTTTTCTCTTTGAAGCTTTCAAGAGAATTTATGAAATATCGTCTGATGGGGCAAGTAGTTATATTTTTCATGCCGATGCTAAAGGACTATTGTTTAGGAAGGCATTTGTTGATTCCGGCTTCAAACACTCACAGTGTTGTATTTGGGTGAAAAACACTTTTGTGATGGGCAGGCAACCATACCAATGGCAGCATGAACCAGCATTATTCGGTTGGAAGCCGACTGGTTCTCATTATTGGAATGGTGATAGGAAACAGAGCACAATATGGAATTTTGATAAACCAAGAACAAATGATGTTCATCCTACAATGAAACCCATTCCGCTTATTGAATATATCATCAAAAACTCCAGTAAATATGGAGATATCGTTGTGGACACTTTTCTTGGCAGTGGGACAACTTTACTAGCAGCAGATAATACTGATAGAATTTGCTATGGCTCAGAGCTTGACCCGAAATACTGTCAGGTTATTATTGAACGCTGGATTAACTATAAGGATGGAATCAATGGTGATGATGTAATAATTGAAAGAGAAGGACAGCAATACAAATACTCGGGGTTAAAGGTTGAGCAGGTGGCGGTTTAATCGTCCGAAATCTGCTCACGTTATTTGTCCAGAAAATCCATAGACCTTGTTGTCAGAGCAATAATGAATAACTGTAATTGTAACTAGATATATTTATAAAGTCGGCAGTAATGCTGATGTTTTTGTTTTGAGGGATGTAATAGCATAAAATATAAAGATCCAAGAACTGTGTTTAATACAGTCTTAAGATCTTATATGAGATACTACCTTACGAGCCTTAAGTTGTTTGCTTTGAGTTCCTCATTGCCTTTCTCAATAACACAGGTAATAACCTCATCAAGAACCTTCTTGTAATGTTCTTCAAGCCCGCCATCCAAATTGATCTTGTGTAATAAGGCTGCAGTTCCTGCAACTGTTCTTTCACCATTGAAATATGAATATCCCATATTCTCACTCCTAAAATTAGTTTTAAGTATTATAGCCAGAAAGAGCTATTTTATGAAACATTTTTGTCCGAGAACCCTTCATTTAACTTGATTTAATGTGCATTCAGAGTGATTAATGGTGTGCGTTCAAATCAAGAAATGGAGGGTTATATTTATGGAAAGGAAAGAGATCGTCAAAGCATTAGGTGAACATTTTGGAGTATTGGCAAAGTACATGGGAGTGCCGAGTTTTGCTTATCAGATTGAAACTGGGGAAGAAACCTACATTGTTGACCGAGCAGGAAAGATTACAACTTCAGAAGGCAAAGAAGTGGAACTTGAAACTTTAATAAATGGAAGGGTTGAAGTGGCGACTGATCCTACAGAAACAGAAACCACAACCTTTGAAGTAGCAGTTCCGATGCAGGGTCATACTGGCATAACCTTAAATAATCTGGTAAACATGGTTTATAGCAAACAGGCACTTATCAAGAAATCATTAGGCATTGCAGCAAATATTATTGAGGATGATTTTAGCATTGCTATCAACAAAGCCAAAATGGAAACCTTAGAGGATTTTAAAACAGCCATCGATGATATTGGTGTAAGTAGTTGTCCTGGCATAGGATTTGATTTTATTGATAATACCATTACCTTTAAATTTTTAGAAGGAGAAGTAAGTCCTGAGAAGATAAAAGCATATACCCAATTTGTAGCACTGTTGAATCAAAATGCCAAGGCACTAAAACATGCTTCTGCTAAATCTAAGGATACTGATAACGATAAGTTTACATTCAGAGTCTGGCTGGTGAAGCTCGGCATGGTTGGTGATGAGTACAAAACAACAAGGAAGGTTCTGCTTGAGAGGTTGAGGGGCAATTCAGCCTTTAGGAGTGGAAGTAAACCGGAAAAGGTTGTTGTTGAGTAAGCGTAGATCGGTTGTATATCGCTTCACGTTGGCGCGTGGGGCGATATTTATTATTGGTGGGGGTTGACGTTGATTTGTTCTCGGGTTTACAGGCGAAGGTCGAAAGATATAAGAAAATACTAATTTTCATTATGGTTGCTCCAACGGGGCATGGGAGTTTGATGAGAAGGTTATGCTAATGAAGAGTGTTCTAGTCGATAATCTGCAGAAATATGCTTCTATAACTATCCTTATAAAAGTGTTATAATTGTTGGCAGATATAACTAAAAAAGGATACTATCTTTTGAAATATTTATTGGAGAGTGAATTTTATGGAATTGAAATGTAAGTCAATTTTATTTGATAAAAGAATTAATGCATGGAATGTATTATTACATATGAAAATGAATGAATATATTGAAATCGCAAACTTTATTTTAAATAATAATCCTTTTCAAAGAAAGAAGATTAGAAATTCGAATAAAGTGTATAGTCTTTTAAAGAAGGATTTAATAAGTGGGTGCGTAATACCTCCTATTGTTTTAGCTTTGATAAATGATAAACAAGTTGAGCTACATTCGGAGGATGATGTAGAAAAGTATTTTTTGAGCATGACAGATGTAGAATTTAGAAAATTCATAATTTTAGATGGTTTGCAAAGAACTAATATAATTTTATCCATTTATGAAGATATGAATCAACCAAATTTATTCCCTAGATTAGAAGATAATAAAGCTTTTTATGAAAATGACATTAGGATTGAAATTTATATTGGCGTTAGTAGAATAGGAATTTTATATAGAATGCTAACATTAAATACGGGTCAGACACATATGTCCCTAAGACATCAGATTGAGATAATGTACAGTGACTATCTTGAGTTAAACAATATTCCAGATATAGATATAATAAAAGAAGGTGAGGATGCAATTGATAATGGATTTGGTAAATACATTTTTAGGGATTTAGTAGATGGTTTGAATTCTTATATGACAAGGAATGAATTTCCTTTAAAAAGAAATGATGTATTGGAGAAAATGGAAGGATTAGAGGAACTCTCAAAAGAGGGATTAAACAAAGATTTATTTTCAAAATTTATAATATCTTATGATCATTTTATTCGAAGGTTAGATCATTTAATGAACGACTTCGAATTTGATAATGAAGAAATAGAAGATAAATTTGTGGAAATGAGTGAAAAATTTAATATCGAAGAAATCGAAAAACATTATTTTAATATAAATATGTATTTTAATAAATCTGTATCAATGACAGGTTTCGGTGCTGCGGTTGGGAAATTAATTGATACGGAAGCAATTACCGAATATGATGAGATTGACAGTATTATCGACAGTATCCGATTAAAGGACTATATTTCAATACTTAATTTACACTTTATACTTTTAAATATTAAAAATGAAGCTAAGAATATTGGTACTGAGCATAGACGATATTACTACTGCTTGTTTAGAGAGCTATTTAATAAGAATAGTGATTCATATCAGGATTTTGATAAAGCAATATCTTCGGCTTTTAAAATATATAATACCTTTAAAATGTAAGGTATTAGGGTGGGGTGGTCAGAATGGAATATAGAGTTACCTTTTCGACTGAAGATAATACTTTTTTACTTGAGAATAATAAAGAGCAGTTTAATATAGAATATGTGCTTAAACCATATACTGACTATAATCCTGATGATTATCTTGTTTATGGATTCTTGAATAAATATGGGTATGCAGAAAATGATATTTTTCAAGTTGTTGAAAAAAACTTAAAGAGATCAGAAAATGGGAATGGCCGAATTGGTTGGATATTTCCATTACAAGCTCTTATTTCAAATGAGCATGATTTCGCTGGGAATGAACATTTTTTAAAGTATGCTTTCGTTGCATTTCTTAAGCTTCTAAAAGCGGATGATAATATTATTACTAATGAAGCCATTAATGAAACAAACGAAATTAATTCTTTAAGGGACTTATATATTGATGATTTAATTATTCTTATACTTAGTAAAAGCGCAATATTTAAAATTAAAGAATTCGAGTTAAAAGACTATTTAATATCATTATACGAATATGGTTTTTACATTATTAATTCTATTGATGATTTTAAATCTTATGCTGAAGTAGCTTATGAGGATGACTTTGTAAAACCTAAAGAAAAGATTCACATTAACCCTGTATGTTCATATTTGAAAGGTTACGATTATATATATATTCTCCTTAAAGAACTTATATATGAAAAGCATTATCTAGTAAAATTTCACCTACTATATCAAGTGATAGAATTAATGATTGAAAGAGTTTTAAAAGAAGAAGTGAAGAGGGAAGTAATACGGCTTAATGAAGATATCAAATATGAAATTAAAGCACATGATGTATTAGAAAAAATGCAAAAAATATCAACTGAGAAAACACGTGTCAGCTTGCTTTTTAATGGAACATACAAAAGTGGAGACATTATGAAAAAAGAATTAAGGGATTCATGTAATAATTTGCTTGTTGAGATACTGAAACAAAAGATATCTGATGGTGAAGTAAAAGTTAAAGAAGAAGAAATTGAAACAACACTTGCAACAGTACTGAAAAATGATGTAGGTGATGCGCTCTATAAAGTTAGAAATTTTCTTGTTCACAATTATAGAAGTTTGAAAAGCGACTATGTTCAAATTATGAAGACAATAAATAATGAGTTTGAAAAAGTTATATTGGATTTTATGTTTAGTTATAAAGAGTAAATCACATAGATGAGAGCCTTTAAACAAGGCTCTTTTTTATTTTGGGGAGGTGAGTTGATGGGTACAAGAAGTAGAAATAATACGAAGTGGTTGACCAATGTTTTTCCACGTTTGGCTGAGATTCGAAATTGGTGCATGGATGGTAAAACCAATGAAGAGATGTGTGTGTTGTTAGGCATAAGTCCTGACAGTTGGTACACATATATGAAGGAACATAGTGAGCTAAATAACATCGTTACGGCGGGGAAGTCTGTTATAGATAACCGTGTAGAAAATGCTGTTTTGAAAACTGCCCTTGGATTTGAGTATGAGGAAATCAAAACTATCATAGAGGAAGATCGTAATGGCAAGAAGAGAACAAGGATTGAGAAAACCAAAAAGTATATGCCACCTAACCCTACTGCTCAAGCCTTCTGGCTAAAGAACCGGAAGAAAGATGAGTGGGGTGATAGGAAAGAGATTGTCTTTGATACAAAGGGCCAGGAAGAAGAAAGGAAGCTGCAATTCCTTAAAATGATAAACGAAGAGATTGTTGATGCAGATTATACCGTTGTTGGAGAAGCGGCAATACTTCCCGATCCGGAAGTTATAGAAGAAACTGAGGAAGGTTTCATTGAATATGAAGAGGATGGCTTTGGTAATGAAACGACTGAAGCATAATCTTATGTCGTCAGTAATCTGGGAGATAAATGCCCTATATAAGCATAAAACTACCCAAAATCAGCCTGATTAGAATCCATAATTAGTCTTATGTATTCAGTTGCTATCAGGGCAATACAGAGGTAACATGGACACACCTAGTAAGAAAGGGTGTGTTTAAATGCTTGATTTAGGCGGTTTCGAGGAGTATCTCGTAAACAAGGAGCTGAGCATGAATACCATTAGCTGCTATATTAGGGATAGCAAGGTTTTCATGGATTGGTACGCAGGCAGAACAGATTGTGGATTGGATAGACTGATTCAACTTGATGCCATTGGATACAAGAAGCATCTGCTCAATACCAATAAATCAGTGGTGACAGCCAATCGGAAGGTAGCAAGCGTCAATGCCTTATGCAAATGGCTATATGATAGCGGAGCAACTCCTGATGAGATCAATATAAAGGCAGTAAAGAATCGGGATGCTCGGCAATATAAAGGCTTGGAGGAAAAGGATCTAAGGAAACTTAGGGCAGAAATACACAGAAACCGCAATCCACTTCATATTTGCATCATTGAACTATTGCTTGGCACAGGGCTTAGGGTAAGCGAACTTTGTGCATTGAAGCTTCAAGACATAGAATTATCCGAACGTAAAGGCACCATCAAGGTAATTGGCAAAGGAAATATCTATAGAACGCTTCCACTCAATAAGGATGTTCGCAAGGCAGTTCAGGATTATGCGGATGCCAGACCTACAAATGAGAGTGACTTCCTATTAATAGGACAGCGCGGAGCATTTAAACGAAACGCAATCAACTTAATCCTTGAAAAGTATGGGCAAAGAGTATCAGTCGATGTAACGCCACACCGGCTAAGGCATTCGCTGGGATATAGATTGGTCAAGGAAGGAACTGCAATAACAACCATTCAGGAAATACTGGGCCATGATAGCATCCTGACTACGAATTTATACACGGTCACAACTGAACAGGATAAGGTAGAGGCTCTGGAAGCATTGGAGTGGTAAGAAAGCCGCTCTATTTTTATGCACCTCTCCCCAGGGGTGCTTCTATTTATGCAAATTGCCCCAGCAGTAGATGGCGTGAAAATTTTTGTGGTAGATTTCAGAGTGAACAATTCGATGTATGATATAATTTTACATTATTGAGAATCGAAGGTGGTAATTTGGGAAGACTTCAGAATGTTTTTTATGGAATTGTCAACTCGGAAAACACTATGACCGAGTTATTCTGTAATTTTATGGCGTACAAGCCATTCCGACATGCTTTTTTAAAGTTATTTTTAGACCAAGGTGCAGATTCAATTTCTTATAATGATTTCCACACTCAATATACCACTGATGTAAATCACAGTAGACCAGATATGGCTGTTGTAAATGATGAATATGAGATTCTCATTGAAGTGAAAACCTGGGATACGGGGCTAACGTGTAATCAACCAGAGTCTTATCTTGATAGTCTTAGTATTTCGCAGAAATATAATAAGTGTTTAGTTTTCCTAGTGCCTTCAAATTACACTCATTTGTCAGAATGGAATCAGAGAGTTGATGCATGGGGGAAATTGGGCAAGAACAAAGTTCCTGTGAAAAAAGTTAATTGGGATGAGATTATAAGTATCATAGAGCAGAATGATTTGAATTTATTAAGTGATAGATTCAGTGATTTTTATGAGCTGCTGAAATCATGGTTTAAAATTGAACCTGTAATTTTCAGCAGTATGGAGGTTAATTATATGTTTAGTTCAGAAATACCCCGAGTTATAACAAAGCTGTATTCAATAATTGATGAAGTTAAGGATCATTGTTCGCAAATCTATAATGTTAAGAAAAGTATTAATAATGAGGAATATGGAATTTACATAAATAATCGTGAGGACAATAATCAGCTGCTTTACATTGGAGTATGGTATGACTTCTGGAAAGAATATGGGTGCCCACTATGCTTTGGTGTTGATATCGATGAATGCTCAAAGGATGTGGTAAAAAGGTTTTCTGCTTTTCATAAAGACGATTCCGTTGAGATCGATGGATTTAGGACTGTTTGTATCGGAAAAGATATTATTGCTGATGAGGATTGTTCAAAGAAAATAATTTCGTTGGTTATTGAGGAACTGGAGAGACTAACTTGACCATTTATAAGAAGCTAAACAATATTAGGAAGGAGGCTCTATGAAGCCATCACAGGAAATACAAACACACGACCATACCCGCCAAAACCTCCTGCTAAAGCAATATCTGAATAAATACTTCTCTCCGGCTAAGATAGAAGAACTTGTCGGGGAGTTTTCATTTTCAGAGCTACGAAAGTTACTTGGCGAGATGGATTTGGAATTTTTCAGCTTGTGCTACTTCCCCAAATACTTTGATCGCAAGTTTGGGGAGTTTCACAAAGAGCTATTCGAGGAACTGAAATACATGCTAGACAATAAAGGGTTGATTGAAGCTTTTGGATTGCCAAGGGAACATGGCAAAAGCACGATCAACTCTTTTCTATTTCCTCTGTATTCAACGCTCTATAATAAATCCCAGTTCACTTTGATAATATCAGCAACAGAACAGATTGCTTTACCCTTCCTAGATATGATCAAGGATGAACTCGAAAACAATGAGTTGCTAATGGAGGACTTCGGTATATGCAAAGGGAACAGATGGAATAATAATGAGATTTGGATTAGGGGTAAGGGTGGCATTGATGCTTGCATTATGATTCGTGGCATTGATGGAAGTTTGCGCGGAACTCACTTTAAACAGCATCGACCTCAACTTGTTCTTTTGGATGACTTACTAAAAGATGATACTGCCAGAAGTGAAACCAAACGTGAGCAAGTCAAGAATACTTTTACTGATGTGGTTATCCCAATTGGCACAAAGGATACGAATATCCTTGTAGTTGGAACGGTTCTTCACGAGGAAGACCTCATGGCAGATCTGCTGAAGGGAAAAATACCTGGGGTTAGGAGCATTAAGAAATCGGCAGTCATAACCTTTGCCGAACGAGATGATCTTTGGAGCGATTGGGAATCAAAATATAATAACCTTCTGGACTTGAACAGGATTGATACTGCCAAGTCCTTTTTTTATGATCATCAGGAGGAAATGCTGGAAGGAACAGAAATACTGTGGTCAGAGTATTTGGATTACTATTATCTCATGTGTAAGAAACAGGCAATGGGAGATAAATCCTTCTATAAGGAAATGCAGAATGATCCACGCAGTACCGATGATTATATATTTCGAGATATTCAATATTGGGACAGGCTTCCTGGATTTGAAGAAATGGAACTCGTGATGTACATTGATCCTGCAATTAAAGCTGGTAAAAGAAATGACTTTTCAGCGATAACAATTCTCGGACTTCATAGAAAAACTAAGCAGAAGTATGTTGTTGATGGCAGTATATTCAAACTGCTTCCAGATGATCTATTCCAGGTAGCCATTGAAAAGTTACAGCAATATCCAGTTGAAAAAATAGGATTTGAAACTACAGCGGCACAGAGTTATATCAAGCAGAAATTTGAGGAAGAACTCTGGAAGGCTAAAATATTTACTCCTGTAGAAGAAGTAATAAGTAAAGGCCAGAAGCATGAGAGGATTATATCACTTGAGCCGGAGGTTAAGAAGGGGCATATCCTATTCAACCTTGGCAATATCAGGTATAATAATCAAGTGAAGGATTATAACAAAGGGGCAAAACACGATGATGCTCCTGATAGTTTGTATGGAGCAGTCCAGTTGGTTGAAGGGGTAAAGAGTATCAGGTTCTTTGATCGGAGTTTGTTGTTTTAAGGTTTGCATATACCTGAAGAAGATTATAAAATTATCTTAGAATCGTAAATATAGGAGAGAAGGTGACTATATGTTACCAGCTTATGTATCAGATCCTTAGGTACTGAAACTATCTGCCGTAAGGTAAATTATGTAGTTTTGTATCAGGGATTAATTTGGATAATGAGTTTAGCCAGGAAATCTTAAATTGGGAAGAAGAATTACTAAAGAAAAAAATACCTAGGCTTTTTAAAATGCAAAAAGATTATAAAGACCCAAGAATGGAAAAAATCAAAGAATACCGAAACCGAAATCGTGGGTATCAATATCACTTTGATTCAGAAAGTAAAACCATTAGAAAGATGACAAACCGAAAGTTTAGAAGATATGCGAAAACACAATTACTTGAAGAACAATATAAACTAATACCACATGATTATAAAACATATGGATGGTTAACTTGGTAAAAGAGCCATTCGTGTCCATTTTTAAGCCTGTACAAAAAAAGTACGGGCTATTTTTATGCCCAATTATTGGTTTAAGGGGTAAAGAGCATTAGATTTATTGACAGAAGGCTGTTGTTTTGATTAGAGTGCTTTTATCTGTTGCAAAGTTTTGTCTGAGCAGTGTCGTACAATAGAGTTATGAACTCAATAGGAAGGAGGACCCAAAATGTATGACATATTTCTAGGATCATCTATTCGTCTGATCCTCGATTGAGCTATCCCTGAGTATAATCAATGTGAGGTAAACTGGCCCAAGTAAGACTGAAATGATGAGGGGAGATTTAAAGAATGATATGTTCGAAATGTGGTGCTGAAAACTCAGAGGATAGTGTGTTTTGTAACAAATGCGCTACAAATTTATCTGGTGTCATTGAGCAGGAACATAAACCAAAATGGTTTAGTAACAGAAGGAATATTATTCTGAGTTGTGCAATTTTGGTCATTGGAATTCTTGTAGTAGTTGGAATTATTAGCTTTAACAATCCTGTATCGGTCTTTAAAAGCAACATCAATAACAATAAATACTCTGAAGCAACTAAGATTTATGACGAGAAAATTAAGGGAAAGACAGATAAGGAGAACAGCGTCAATTCTTTTCTCAAAGATGACATTGCTAATATCCAGAAGTCTTTCTCTGAAAGCAAAATTGATTACAATACCGCTAAAACTAGACTAGAAACAATCAGTAATACCCATTTGGCATCAAGTGATGTGAGTAGTGCTCTAGATAAAATTAATAGCCTTAATAATTCAAGAATCGCTTTCAATAAAGCAGAGGGATTTCTAAAGAACAAAGATCTGGTAAATGCCATTAAAGAATATAAAAATGTCATACCAGATGATCAGAACTATGAAAAAGCAAAAGAGCAGATAACAAATAATGTGAAACAGTATAAGGAGCAGGTTCTGAAAAACGCCGAAGATAGCGCAAATGCTAAAGATTATGCTAAATCTATTACGTTACTTAAAGAGGCTGCATTATTAATACCAAACGATAGTGACTTAGCCGTCAAGTTATCCGGTTATGAGAAACAATTAGAAGAAAAATTAGTTGCTGAACAACAGGTTACTGTTGAGAGTGCTAAAATCGTGGTTCAAGATTCAACATACAAATCTCTTTACCCTGATATGATTCAAGTGATTCTGAAGAATTCATCTCAAAAAACTATAAAGAATTTGAATGTTGGTTGTTTAGGATATGACAAGAATGGTTACCCGCTGAAAATCAAAACACAATTCAGTTTTTCTGGAGCAGACTATGAGTTCGTGGGTAATGCACCGGATGTTAATATTGTTGCAGGAGGTACATTTGGTGGAAATAATGGATGGAAACTTGATGAATCACATGGGATATCAAAAGTATTGGCATGTGTGAAAAGTGCTACGTTTTATGATGGAACAACTTGGGATAACCCATATTATGATTATTGGATTGATCAATACAAGGAAAAACCGCTTAATTGAAATATCCCCCCTGTGTTAGCTTATAGGTAATGTTTAGCCCACACCAAATCGGTATGGGCTATTTTTTTATGCCCATTTTTAGAAGGAAGTGATCTTAATTGCAAATAAACGAAAACTTGATAATTGAATGCCTAATTGAACTTAACAAAAACGCTCTGGCAAAGCAAAAATACAAAGACTACTACGAAGGCAACCATTCAATCCTGACAAGCTACCAGATGCAGGACAGCCGGAGCAACATGAGATTGGTGTTCAACTTTCCTCGAAAGTTTGTAGATAATGAAACTGGCTATATTCTCGGTAAGCCAGTCAATTATATATCCAAGTCAGATGAGTCAACAATCACAGCTGCTATTGATAAAAATACGAGCCATTGGGATAAGGAACATAATATCAATTTGAGAAAGCAATCAGAAATCTATGGAGAAGCTTATGAACTCAATTATGTAAATACTGAAGGCGAGTTTTCAGTGACAATACTAACCCCTCTGAATGCTTATGTTCTGGAGGATGGATCTGCCGAAAGAAACGTTGTACTAGCTCTACATACGTTCACTAAGAAATTTGATACCACGAAATATCTAGATGTTTATACTGCCAACGAAATCTTACATTATGAATTAGGAAGTAACAGCAATAAATCAACTCTCAACCTGATTGGCAGACATGAACATATTTTTGGCAGAGTGCCTGTGACTATATGCCCCGCCAATAATGAAAGGATAAGTGGTTTTCAGGATGTCATTTCCTTGTTTGATGCATACAACGCTCTGAATTCAGATTTAGTCAATGAGATAGCCGATCACCGCAATGCTTACCTTGTGATCGAAAATGCGAAAATTGAGGAAGAAGATTTACTCAAGATGAAATCCATGGGGATTATTCAAGTACCTTCAGGGGGTAAGGTATCTTGGCTCACAAAGGAAATCAATGACTCGTTTGTGAAGAATGAACTGGATAATATAGAACGAAAAATATATGACATGATGGATGAAGTCAATTTTAATGAGAGTTGGGCCAGCAACACTTCATCTTTGGCACTTCGCAATAAACTCCTTAATCTTGAAAATCGAGTAGCAATGAGAGAAGCTTTTATGGAGCGAGTTATCAAACAAAGGCTAAAGAATCTGTTTGTGTATCTGCAGAAAAAAGAAGGCAAGTTTTATGATTACAGAGATGTGGCGGTAAAGTTTACAAGGAATTTGCCGACCGATTTAGTGGGACTTGCAGATGTCATTGTCAAAATAAAGGATATATGTTCTCAGGAAACATTGCTAACCCTACTGCCATTTGTTGAAAATCCAAAAGTAGAACTTCAAAAATATGATGCAGAACAACTAAGGCAGGAGTCCAAATCTAGTGAACCTGAATCTAAAATCCAGAGTCAGGTTATTGTGTAAATAAGCGTTTTAAGCCTTTAGATTTATTAGGTAGGGTAAATATACCACTACTGTTTTTTTATGCCCAAAACAAGCCATTATTGTGATTTTATTTTTCAGCGAATCGCCATGAACTCACTGCTATAAGCTGGTTTGTGGCTTCTTTGCTTTAAAGTTAATTTGCCCGTATTGAGAGGGGATTGGAGGTGAAAGTTTGGTGGCAAGATTAAGCAAATTTGAGAAGGAGGATCTAGGTTATTGGCTCAATGCTAGGGGAGAAGTTGAGTATCACAAAAAATGTGCAAGGTGCGGTCTAGAATGTAAACAATCCTTTAGATGCATGGAAGTTATTTGTCCCAAGTATCAAAGGAGATAATAATTTGTCCTGGGTATGACGTTAAACTGCTTAAAGAATATAGCGTTTCTGGTTCGATTGAGTCAGAAGGGTAAATTGAAAGGGGAATATTTTATATGACATTGGAAGAAGTAAAAAAGTTCATGGAAGAAAACAAAAGCAATGATGAGGTAAAAGCATATCTTCAGGGTTTACTGAACGTTGAAGGAGTGCAGACATTCCTAACTCAAAATGAGGATGGCAAGAGATGGCTGGATAGCGAACGAGACAAGCATCTCAACAAAGGTCTGGATACTTGGAAAGCCAATAATCTACAAAAGGAAATCGACAAGAAGATCCATGAACTATATCCAGAGGAAACTGATGAGAAGAAACAACTCAGAGAACTCAATGCCAAAATAGAAACAATGGAGCTTGAAAAACAGAGGGAAGTGTTCAAGAACAAAGCTCTATCGATTGCTGCCGATAAAAAGCTTCCTATTAGTAAGATCGTAGATTTGTTTATTTCAGATAACGAAGAAACCACTGTTGCCAATATTGGTAGGTTCGAAGAGATCTTTGGGACTTCAGTTCAATCTGCTGTGGAAGAAAGACTAAAGAGTAATGGATATACTCCACCGAATAATGGCGGTCAGAATAACCAGCCACAAAATCTTAATGAAGCTTTAAAGAATTATTATTCCGAAAAAAATAGAGGTTAAAATTGAAAGGGGATTGATTATTAATGATTACATTAGCACAAGCAAAACTAAACACACAGGATGCCATTCAAGCGGGGGTTATCGATGAATTCAGAAAAAGTTCTTATATTTTGGACAATATGACATTTGATGATGCTGTTAGCCCTGGGACAAATGGAGCAACTTTGACTTATGGTTACACTCGATTGATTACACAACCGACTGCGGCATTTAGAGCAATTAACAGCGAATATTCTCCACAGGAAGTAACCAAGGATAGATATACTGTTGAACTTAAACCATTTGGTGGCTCATTTCAGATTGACAGAATCGTTGCAAACACAGGTGGTTTGGTTGATGAAGTAAATCTACAAGTACAGCAGAAGGTAAAAGCAGCAAGGGCATTATTCCATGACACCATTATTAACGGCGATTCCGCTGTTGATGCAAATTCCTTTGATGGTTTAAATAAAGCGATCACAGGGTCAAGCACAGAATTCAATGCCGGAGCATATACTGATCTTTCTACATCTTCAGCGGTAGACACAAATTACAAAGAGTTTCTAGACTTGCTCGATGAATTCTTGTCCAACCTTGATGGTACGCCAACATTTCTTGGCGGGAATTCCAAGCTTATTACAAAAATTAAAGCGGTAGCAAGGAGAGCCGGATATCTGACCCAAAGTGAAGATGCTTTTGGCAAGAAAGTCGATGCTTATGATGGGATTGTTCTAGTTGATCTCGGTGCCAAGGTAGGAAGCAATGATCCTGTAGTATCAATATTCGATACCAGAAAACCAAACGGTACAGATATTATCACTGGCTTGACGGATCTTTATGCTGCTAGATTAGCATTAGATGGTTTCCATGCGGTATCTTTAAGCAATCAAGATCTGGTCAAGATTTGGTTACCTGACTTTGCAACATCGGGAGCAGTCAAAAACGGAGAAGTCGAGATGGTTGCTGCTGTGGCTCTTAAAGCAACGAAGAGTTCTGGAGTTATGAGAAATATCAAAGTGGTTTAAATGGAGGTAAGACAATGGCAAAGATATACAGCAATAATAAACAATATAATGGTATATCTGCTAGTGTAAACTTTGTTAATGGGGTGGGGGAGAGCAATCTTCCCCACCTTCTTGCTTGGTTTAAGGAAAACGGATACACCATAGTAGAAAATAAAAGAGAGCCTAGCATTTATGATTCCATGGCCTATAAGGAAATGACTGAGTTGGCGAGAGAACGTGGCTTTAATGGTATTGGCCTGAAGAAAGAAGATCTAATCAAAGCCTTAATTGTCTGGGATAAAGAACATAAAGCAGAAACCGAAACAGAGATGGAGGAATAGCCAATGCTGGAAATTGTAAAAATGCTGCTTGGCATTGAAGTGAGTGATACATCTAAGGATGGAATTTTAAATCATTTTATCAATCAAGCATTAAAAACTGCTCTTGCTTACTGCAATGTGACGGAATTACCGCCAGAGTATGATGATACCATTGCAGATTTGGCAGTTTACTTCTATAAAAATAGAGACAGCTTGGGTTATAAACAACAGGTACAAGGCGAAAGAAGCATTACCTTTGAAGGCAATGGTATTCCCGAATTTATCAAATCAGCGTTACCGCTTCCCAAGATCAAGGTCGGGTGTTGAAAATGTTTAAGGATACATTGATAAAAGTATATGAAGCCCCTGACTCGAACTCATACATAAAATCCATCGATGCAGATGTTCAGCCGTTTTCTAAAAGCATTGTCTTTGAAGATGGTTTTCAAATCGATATAACCAACAGAATGTTTTGTGATATTGACGACTCAATAACTGAAGAGAACTATGTTGAATTTGAAAATGAAAAATACAAGGTGATGGAGATAAAGAAATGGGATGATTACTTAGAAGTTAGCCTGTACAAGTTGAAAAGGCAGGTGTTGTGATTTGCAGGACATTGACGGAAGGATTGATTTTTTCCTTTATGAAAAGGGTGAAAATATTACGATCAATGGGGCTGAGCAGACTGCCTTGGTAATAGATGTAGTTGATAAATTGACCTATTATGATGACAAACTTATCCGGTGCAAGTGTCAAATCAAAACGGGTGATATCGTAGAATACAATAATTTGAAATATATCATTATCAGCCAAATTGACAAGGAAGAAAATTCATATAGGGCAAGGATGAGAAAAAGCAGTTATAGGATAGCTTTTAACTGGTCTGGCAACATCAAATGGTTTGAATGTCTCGAAGAGAGTAAAGTGTTTGATATTACCACAGGTACTTATATATCAGTCGCCTCAGGGAATATTTATGTTACTATGCAGTCCAATTCCGATACAAGAACTATCGCTTTAGACCAAAGGTTCTATGTAACTAACCAGCCATTTAAAGTAACAGGCATTGATAATTCTCAAGAAGGTCTTATCAAGCTAAATTGTGCCTTGGATTTAATAAGTACTCAATACGATGATGTTGAGAACAATATTGTGGACAGATGGAGATATGAAACAGGGCATACCTATACGTTGACCATTAACAACGGGGATGCCGCCAATGTTCTTCTGAACGATATTATTTCCTTGAATGTGGATGTAACTGATAATGGCACTATCGAAGCAAATCCAGTGGTGACATTTGTAAGCAGTGACTCAAACACTGTAAGTGTTGATAATTCCGGTAAAGTTATGGGAATAGCTGTTGGTCAAGCAATAATAACTGCGAGTCTCACATATCATGATACGATTTCAGATTCAATTACAATAACCACTGTTGAAACTTTTACACACAGTTACACAATTGATATAACTGGAAGTACCACTGTAAAGCTTGGACAGAGCCAATCCTATGTTGCCCATATATATGATAACGGCACAGAGGTATTTGATAAATCTGTAGTATGGAGCGTAAGAAATCAAGATGGGACGACTTCACCCGCTTATGCTACCATTACAACAAGCACAGGAAATAGCGTTACCATTAAAGGCAATAGCAACAGCACATATGTAAATAAATATATTGTTCTAAAAGCAACGCTGTCGGATGATGAGACGGTATTTAAGGAATTCATAGTACAATTAAAGAGTTTATTCTAAGATTTTAATTGGGCTTGCCAAAGAGGTGAGTCCTTTTTTTGTTAGAAAATTTATATGTGAAAGGGGAAATGTTTTTTGGAGAAACAACAAAACGTTGAGTATTTACTGAGTGTGCATTATCTCAAGAAATTGAGAGAAAAGGGGTTCATTACATACGAGCAGTATGATGAGATAGATAGATTGAACAGAGCATCATTTTTAAGGGGTAATGGGCGTAAAACCGCCTAAACCCCTATTTTTAACTTTACTTATTGCCACGCTAATTATATTGTGTGTGTAGCCAAATGCTATATTTTAGGAAGGAGATTTTTTTATGGCAAATACAAATACATCCAAGAAGGTTCAAGTATTACAGCCAGTTCAAAAACAGGTTCTTGAAGGAGAAGAAAACCAGCCACATAAGAGGAGAGTCTGTGCTTATTGTAGGGTAAGTACGGATTCCGAGGAACAGATGGAAAGCTATAATGCTCAGGTAGGTGAGTATGAAAAGATAATCACTGACAATCAAAATTGGGAGTTTGTTGATATTTACGCCGATGCAGGAATCAGCGGGACAAATGTTAAGCATAGGCTTGCCTTTAATCGAATGATCAGGGATTGTGAAAGCGGTAAGATCGACCTTGTGATAACAAAGTCAATTTCGAGATTTGCAAGAAATACAGTAGATTGCCTGAAGCATGTCAGAGACCTTAAAAATATTGGAGTCGAGGTGTTCTTCGAAAAAGAAAATATATACTCCTTTGATCCAAAGATAGAGTTGGTTTTAACCATGCTCAGTTCGATTGCTCAGGAGGAGAGCCGAAATATTTCCGAAAACACAAAGTGGGGACTGAAAAAACGATTTAAGGATGGTGCGGCAGTCTGCAATACAGAAAGGTTATTAGGCTATGATAAAGATAAAGAAGGCAACCTCATAGTAAATGAAGAACAGGCAATATTGGTCAGAAGAATATTTAGAGAATACCTTGATGGCAAAGGATATTCATCCATTGCTCAGGGGATTCAAGCAGATGGCATAAAGACTGTAGCAGGAAAAGCAAAATGGTGGGATTCCACCATAAGAGGAATCCTTGAAAACGAGAAATATTATGGAGAGTTGTTGCTTCAAAAGACAGTTACGGTTGATTACTTGACAAAGAAACGAGTTGACAATAAGAACTTAGAGCCAATGTATAGGATTGAGGATAATCACGAAGCAATTATTTCTAGAGAAATGTTCGATTTGGTTCAACTGGAGCGCCAAAGACGATTTGAAATTACAAGGGGCAAGAATCCAGATAGGCGCAAATATACCAATAAATATGGTTTCAGCGGCAAGCTTTACTGTGAGAAATGTGGAAAGACCTTAAAACGCAGGCATTGGAACGTTGGCACTAAATCTGAAAAGATAGTGTGGCTGTGCAATAGTTACTTAAAAGGGGTTGAGAATTGCCCTTCCAAAGCTGTAAATGATACAGATATAAAAGAAGCCTTTATCCGACTGTACAATGATATGGTCAAGGATAAAGGCTTTTTCTTTAAGATGTTTTTGGAAAACATAAACAAGGTTATGACCAAGGAATCAAAAGTAGCTGATATAAGGAGGCTGACGGAAAGAATAGGGCTTTTAGAACAGGACTTGAGTGAACTGGTGCAACTGAGACTTCGGAAGCAAATTGATGATAAGTTTTACAATAAGGAATACGCAAAGATTACTGTAGAGCTTGATTCAGTGAGCCAAGAGAAAAATACAATCGAGATGGAACATTTAGATGATGTAAAATATAGAGATAAGCTGGATGCCATTGGCAAGATTATTAACAACGGGGATGAGCCATTAACTGAATTCGATGATGACTTGTTTGTGGCTTTGATCGATAAGGTTATAATAAAATCAACGAACCATTTCCTTTTTATCCTTGAAAGCGGGCAGGAAGCTGAGGTTGAATATAGCAGTCAACAGCAGTCGTCGCACGTCGAGACGGTAGTATTGATGTCACGCAAAGACAAGTAAATAGGCCCGAAAAGGCCTGAAATCAGAGGTTTCCAGACTTTCGGTAAGAATCACCGATTGCTGGAAACCTTTCTTTTTGTCTTTCATAAGTAGTGTAGGTCTTAACAGAATTGTTAGGTTGAGGCTAGAGAACTACTTTTTGCTTTGCGAGTTAAGGGAACTGTTGTTTTGGCATGGGGTTGAAGCTAGAGAACTGTTGCCGCGTGAATATAATGAAAGGCAGTAGTCCTATTAAAGAACTACTGCCCTGCTTGTGTTATCTTGCTAAATCATCTCTTCTAATGTGTTGTTGGATGATTTTTTCCATGCGCTTGACCATGTAGTTTAATGATGACTGTGGCTTGCCAATAATGGTTGCGATGGTACGCTGCGACTTTCCGTCATAAAGCATTTCAAAGATTGGTGCTAACTCAGGCGCCTGGCTGTGTAGCTTTTCGAGAAGGTCTTCAAAGAGCATTGCAGTTAGGATTGCTTCGCACTGATTCGCGTCGGGGTCCTCGAATTCAAGCTCTGTTTCTTCGAAGAAAGACTCAAGCGAAAGCGGAGCTCCGTCCTTCATCTTCTCGCAGGACTTACAGTCCAATTCGCAACGTTTGAGCTTACCTTTACCATCACTAACCGTGCAGCGGCGGCTACGTTCTTCACGCTTCATTTCCGCCCACAGGGGTTGCATGAACGCCTCATACTGTTCCTTGGTTGCCGGAACCATAATGGCTGACACGATTTTGTTTCCGATTTTTGCCGGTACCACATCTTCTTTCTTGATACTGTAAGCATTGATTGTTTCTCTTGTTACCTCCATAGGGATGAGGTGCGTTTTTTTGCCTGTGTTTGTCATCTTTTTCCTCCTGTGATTTTCTGAAAGCTCATCGAAGAGCAGATTTGAGGTCCAATGGCTCAAATCTCACAGGGAGGAAAACGTGCTAGTCGAAAAATGCACACTTTTGTCACCTCCGCACATAGTGAGTTGCGGAAGTTCGTGTTATAATGATTTAGTCTGATTTGCTGTGTATTGGAATGAGTAAAAAACAGCAAAAAAGCTGATATCGAACTTCCGATATCAGCCTACTGTGGATACTATTTGCTCCGAATTTGAGCGGAAGCAGCTTATAAATTACAATGACTTACAATCAATAGATTGAGAGTTACACATCCGAAAATACTGTAAATCGAGGAGAAAGTGACGATGAGATTGTGCTTTGGAACCTTTGCTCGTGTGCTTCAGCTATGCAAGCTTGATGTTATTTCCGACCCTCGTCTCGCCGGCACAATGACACGCACGATTGACCCGAATTGCGAATACATAAAGAGCGAGAATGCCACATCGGTGCATCGTTTATTGAACTGTACTGGAAATCTTTCACCCGGTAATATTACGGATGGCGGGACTGGTGTAATACGTCGACCAGGAAGAAGTATTAGCAGTGTCCTATTATTGGCACCGAGAGCTGATAGAACTGATCTATCTCGAAAATTCGCTGATGATGTCATAGGCTTGCTGGATGAGAACAAAAAGCTGAATGCTGTACTAGCCCTGTTGAATATCATTCAAAGGGATGAAGTCATCGATGACGACAGCGCTTCCGGGAAGAAACGGAGCTTCGAAAAATATGTTGGAACAACAAAAAACGCCCTGCTATCACAGAGCGATTACGTTCTTTCCGATTTGCTTGCTGGCATTTTTCTATATACAGTCGCAGCTGGAGTTGTAAATACAGTTGGTAGAGAATCCATTGCTGAGCTTACATTAGAATATTTAGAAGGACTTGAAAACTCACGGAATATCAGCGTTATCGATTTTGTGCCTATATCGGGACTCACCGAAACACAAGACAATCTTCCAGCAGCATTACTGTTTCAAGCAGATGCATTTTTAACTTACCTTTCTAATGTAAGAACAAAGTACAGCACAATAAAGACACTGCTGTATAATGACCAGCCAAAGCCGTTTTACGATTTTTATGTATGCAATAACATTACTTGGCGAGAACGTGTTGATCGAGAGAGTGTCCCGTTCACAAGAACATTAATCGTAGACGCAAACATTAAGAAATTGGCAGATATCTCGCGCTTCATTTTCATTACTGGCGCAGGTGGTCTTGGCAAATCTATGATGATGCGCCATCTTCTGATTAACACAATTGATAACTATGAAACTTTTAAACTGATACCGGTTTTCATCCCATTGAAGGATTTTGATGACACATCGGGGAAGCTGTTTGAGTATATATATTCGAAAATCGCTGATTTTGGAGGGGAGATAACAAAAGAAGACTTTAATTCAGCTTTGTTGGCGGGGCGCTGCCTTTTGCTCTTCGATGGTCTTGATGAAATAGGAACGAATAACGTTGGATTTTTCGAGCGAGAATTAGGGTCCTTTACAGATAAATACTCAGAAAACTGTTATGTAATATCATCGCGCCCATACCAGTCATTTGTATCGTTTGAACGATTCTGCGTATTGAGGCTCCTGCCATTCAGGATCGACCAAGCCCTGCATCTGATTGATAATCTTGATTTCCGTCCTGACGACCCATCAATAAAGGCAAAATTTAGAGATGAGCTGAGCAAACGGCTTTATAGAACACACAGGGCATTTACGGAAAACCCTCTTCTACTAACAATAATGCTCATGACATTTGAGATGTTTGCAGAGGTCCCTTCACAAATGCATATTTTTTACCGAGAGGCGTTTAATGCATTATCCAGAACGCATGATGCAAACAAAGGAGCTTATAAAAGAGAGCTTAAATCTAAACTCTCCGTTGATGCCTTTGCGGATGTGTTTGCAGAGATTTGCTTTAGAACCTATTGGGACGAAAAATTTGAGTTTAGCATGCCTGAATTTGAATCCTATTATCAAAGACTTACCACACCTTATGCAAAGTCAGTATTCGCCGAGGATTTCATGTATGACCTATGCTACAGCCTATGTCTGATGTATCTAGAAAGCGGGAAATACTATTTCACCCACCGCTCATTTCAGGAGTATTTCAGCGCTGTTTTTCTTTCTAAGCAGAAAGATTCCGTTATCAGCAGACTTGGTGCTTTTTTCGAAAAACGCGAACGAAGAATGCGTGGAGATCAGACTTTCTTTATGCTAAATGATTTGATTCCAGACAAGGTGGATGAGTTTATTTTTATTCCGTATTTGGACGATTTGTTCAGTAAATGCGATAAAGGCGAAGGATACTGGACTTTTCTTGAGGAAATGTACCCAGTATTTGAATACGATAAGGGCGAAACACCGATAATCACTCATAATCTGCCGAATTCATTTTTGTTTACTTGCCTCTTGTCTTTTCTTAAACCCCCTGATGGCACATATTACAAATTGAGGGATTTGCCAAAGTATGAAGAGTTTATTGAAACTACTTATTACTTGTTACAAGTAGGTAGCGACGAGGATGAGGTGGATATCGTTGAAGAAGACCGTATTCCCAGCGAATATGTCAATTCCCATGGCGAGCCTGAAGTTGCTGGGTATCATTATTCAGTTGAGCTGTCCATGGTGTTAGAAGATTCCGAATACTACAGTGATTTCGTAAAAATGCTTGATGACGAAAATTTTGTTTATAAAATTCAATATCGTCAAGCACGGGAGCGACTTGAGCAACTCAAGTCAAAGCAGAAAAATTCCGATGCTACTTTGCTAGATTTGCTGTAATACTACAAATATAAAGAAAATCTAATTAATTCATACTAAATCATATTAAACCTTTGTAACGCGAAGCAAAATATGATATTATAGCATGGCATGGACTGTGCGCTGATTGAATAGGAGGAACAGACATGACTACCGAACCCGAAAAATGGTCAAGCCTTGAGGAAATTGCCGAACACCTCGGCGTGAGTAAAGACACTATTAGAGCGTGGATTAAAAAAGATGTTATTCCCTATCGACGTATCGGTAAACAATATAAGTTTAAAATATCAGAAGTAGATGCTTGGGTAGATAGCGGCGAAAGCGCAAAAATCGAGTGATGTGATGATGGGAGGTACGCGTAAATGGGCACTTTTATAAAGCGACGAGATTTCCCAGCGGTCATCGAACAAGCGCGGCAAGGCATGTTTGTGCTGGCTCCCAAAGTGACCGTGCCGGTGATTGCTCCTGTCGTGAATATCGGGCTGATGCTCGGTCAGAGGATGTATAAAGCAAAAGCAGATGAGTCACCAGTCAACATTGCAAACGAGCTGGATGCAATCTTGGGCGAGGAGAAGCGTGACATCACTCTCGCAAACACCGACATCCTTTTTTCGCCCGAATATGAACTGGATGTCATAAAGCTACTCCTGCAGGTTGGCAGAAACCAGAGATTATATATGCAATGGCCGGGCGACATTAACGGAGAAAAGCTGACATACTCAGAGCCTGGAAGATTCGATTTCAAAGAATATAACATCAAGGACTACATAGACACATACGTCGTCTTGAGATAGGAGCGAAGAATATGAAATACAGTGAACTAATACAATTCGACCCGATTGTTACGGTCATCGAACTTAAGAGCGCAGATGATAGCACAAAGGCAAAAGAACTCGTGCGCAGCTATGTCATGAGTGATAATATGGCAGACCTTGTTTCGGCAAAAATTCTCTCCCAGTTGGGCTTGGAGGACGTCGTTGATAATAAGGGCGTTTTGCTAGTCGGCAACTATGGTACAGGTAAATCTCATTTGATGAGCGTGATTTCTGCCATCGCTGCCGATTCTGCATATCTTGATCTAGCGCTGAATGAGAAGTTCCGTACTGCCGCAAGGTCAATCGCCGGTAAATTCGAGGTGCTTCGCATCGAGATTGGTAGCACTGAGGCATCACTTCGCACAATTATTACAAACAACATCGAGCAGGATTTAGCGCGTCGTGACATCACATATAAGTTTCCTGATGTCGGCAACATCACAAACAACAAGGACGCACTCATTGCAATGATGGCTGCTTTCGCCGGTAAGTACGGTGATAATGGCTATCTTATCATTGTGGATGAGCTGCTGGATTATTTGAAGGGTCGCAAGGATAATGAGCTGATGCAGGACATCGGCTTTATGCGTGAACTTGGTGAAATCATCAAGTCCACACGGCTACGCTTCATCAGCGGCATTCAGGAAGTCCTGTTTGAGAACCCGACTTTCCACAATGTCTCCAATTCGCTGCTCAAAATGAAAGATCGCTATGAACAAGCACTCATCCGCACCGAGGATATTGCTTATGTAGTAAAGCAGCGTATCCTTCATAAAACACCAGAACAAAGAGCCATGATACGTGAGCACCTAACGCCGTTTTGCCCGCTTTATCAAAGCATGGCTGAGCAGCTGGATGAATATGTGGACTTGTTCCCGATACACCCAGCATACATCAGCACCTTCCAACGTATGGTTATCGTTGAAAAGCGTGAAGTACTGAAGACCATATCCGAAACCATCAGCTCTATCATCAATAAGGAAATACCGATCGGTCAACCCGGCATCGTGTCCTATGATACTTATTGGGGCCGCATCAAAGGCGACCCTGCCAAGCGTGTAGAGCCAGCCATTTACGAGGTGCTGCAAAAGAGCGGCGTGTTGGAGGACATTATCGGACGGTCATTCCCGAAAGTTGCATACAAACCTATAGCACAGCAGATTATCTCTGCACTCAGCGTTCACCGTCTGACGACCGTCGTTCTTGACGCTAAGCTCGGCTTGACGGCACAAAACCTGAAAGATGACTTGATGCTGTATATACCATTGCCTGTGATGGAAGAGGACTTCCTGCTCACCACGGTCGAGACCATTTTGAAAGACATCATGAACACCGTCAGTGGTCAGTTCATCGAATACAATAAAGACAACGGTCAATATTTCCTCGACCTAAAAAAGGACGTTGACTACGACAAAAAAATACAGGAAAAAGCGGACTTCCTCGGTGAAGACCGCTTGAATCAGTATTTCTATACGGTAATGTACGATGCTGCAGACTTGCAGCTCACCGAACACGTCACCGGCCGCAAGATTTATGAGTATTACATTAACTGGACGGAGAAAAACATTTTCCGCGAGGGTTACCTCTTCATGGGATTGCCAAAAGAACGCCCGACTGCGCAGCCACCGCAGGATTTTTATGTGTATATGCTTCCGCTGTTTGGCGCAAAGCCTATCGAGGAGCCGTTAAAGGACGAGGTATACTTTACATTCCAAAGCAGTGCAAAGTTCACCGAGCTTTTGAAAGCCTATGCCGGTGCCAGAGAGATGGAAGCCATGTCCGCGCAGGGAGAGACCCGCTCCACCTACGCCAAACGCGCCACTGCCACACTACGAGATCTACGTCGCTACTTGGAAGAAAACAAGACCGTTTGCTTCCAAATCTCATATCTCGGCGCGGATAAATCTGTGCTTGAATACCTTCGCGGCGCTCGTATGAATGAAATTACCGTGCGCGACGTCATCGGAATTGTGGCATCCAAGGCACTCAGCAGCTATTTCAACGAACGTTACCCCTACTACCCCGTGTTCAAAAAGCCTGTCACAAAAGATAATCAGGCTACGATGAGGGCAGAAGCCATCAATGCCATTGCGGGCAAAGCGACACAGCTTGGAAAATCGCTACTTGAATCATTAGGCTTACTCCTTGACGACAAAGTCAGCGTGGAGCATTCCAAATATGCTACACACTATCTTGGCAAGCTCGCCAAGCTGCCGGAGGGTGGAGTTCTCAATGCGTCCGACATTTTGACCTCGCTAAATGGTCAGGATATGGTCGACAGTGAATTCAAATTGAGCATCATCTGGACTTCCGTCATCTGGACGGCTCTGGTGTACAGCGGGAACTGCGTTCTCGTGGGTCCCGATAACAAGCGTTATGATGCCTCAAATGTTGAGGAATTTATTAAAAATCCGAGTATCACATATGACTTCAAACGGCTTGAAAAGCCCAAGGCTCCAGCCGTCCAGCTTCTGCGACGTCTATTCAACACCATCTCCGTGCCGGAGGGACTTATCGTCAATCCGAACACATGGGATAAAGGTTGGGAGGAGCTTTACAAACGCTGCAAGGCGCTCAGTGAGGAAACCTTCCATTACGACAAGCTGTTCAAAGGCTCGCTGTATTTGTGGGGCGACCAAATCGTGCCGACAAATCTCGCAGAAAAATATTGCCGTGATATGGAGGCACTTCGTAACCTATATAATGATGTGCAGAGCCGTTGGAGTACGCCCGCAAAGCTGAAAAACTTTGACTACACTGATGACAAGCTCGATGCGCTTTCTCGCGGCATTGAGGCACTGGCGATTGCGCACATCATTGAGGATTTTAAAGCGTCGGTTCAGGACATCATGCTGTACCTTGCCACAGCCGCCGAAACAATGGTCGGTGGGAACGCTGCACTCAAAGCCCGCTTTCAAGCGGCAAAAGATAAGTACCTCTTCATGCGCGATAAGCTGCTGGATGTCGATTATGATACGGACAGCACCGATGCGCTGATTGATGAGCTTGAATCTCTGAAAAAGGACTACATTGATTTCTATCTTGATCAGCACAAGGCATATCGTCTTGACCATACCGGACTCAAACGTAAACAAGCAATCATCGACGGCGAACAGATGGCAGCTCTCCAGCAACTGCTCGGCGTCAAGGATATTCTCTCGACCGGACAATATCAGGAACTTTTGAATGTGCATCTGAACAGACTCAAGGTTTGCTACGAATGTACGGCGACCGAGCTGAAATCCGCGCCGTTCTGCTCTCACTGCGGCTACAAGCCCGGTGATAAGGATAAGCCTGTTGCCGGAAAGCTCGAATTTATTGAGGAGCAGCTTGCAAAGCTCGTCGCATCTTGGACTGCCGCCATTGTCGGCGCGGTCGATGACCCGATGCTGGAAGATGACAAGGCGCTGCTTTCAAGGCCGAAAAAGCTAATCATCGACACGCTTGTCTCCTCGAAGAAGCTGCCGAAGACCATCACACCGGAATTCGCCTCCGCTGTGAACGAGCTCCTTTCCGGGCTGGACAGCGTGGAGGTTGACCCTCGGCGCATGGAGCATGAAATGGTATCCTGGGGACCCGTGACGCCCGCCGATTTCAAGAAGAAGATGGACGCGCTCATCGAGAGCTATATGCAAGGTCACGACGCAGAAAAGACGCGGCTTGTGGTAAAGACGAAATACACAAATGATTCTGGGGAGGTATAAGACTGTGGAAGAAAGAAAACTCACAAAAGAAGATATCGATCGTGTACGCGGAATCGAAGGCTTCCCGATTGCAAAGGACGAGGACATCATTGCGCTTTCTCGTCCGCCGTATTATACTGCCTGCCCGAATCCGTTTATAGAGGATTTCATACGTAAGCATGGCACTCCCTATGATGAAGCAACCGATAATTACCATCGGGAGCCGTTTGCCGCCGATGTCAGCGAAGGCAAAAACGACCCAATCTATATGGCACATGGTTATCACACAAAAGTTCCATACAAGGCAATCATGCGCTATATTCTGCATTACACGAAGCCAGGTGATTTAGTATTTGATGGATTTTGTGGGACTGGTATGTCTGGCTTAGCTGCGCAAATGTGCGGAAGCACTGATGCAACATTGCAGATGCAGATGATGGAAGAAATGCAAAATGACAAGGTTGAGTGGGGAGCACGAACAGCAATAGTGAGTGATTTATCTCCTGCTGCGACATTCATTGCATATAATTATAATTCACCAGTTGTCCCTAAAGAATTTCAAGTAGAAGCAGAGCGCGTAATTAGTGAGACAAAGCGTGAATGTGCTTGGATGTATGAAACGCAACATATGGTGGGTGGAAAAGTTCAACTCGGTATCAACGGCAAGCCGATTATTGGTAACATTAGTTACACAGTATGGAGCGATGTCCTAATTTGTCCGAACTGTACTGGAGAATTTACTTATTGGGATGTCGCTGTTGATCTTGAAAAAGATACCGTCAAAACAAGTTTTACTTGTCCGCACTGTGGATGTCACCTTGTAAAGCGAGACTGTCGTCGTGCCCTCATCGACTATTATGATGAAGGAATGGATAAAACGTTGACCATCGCAAAACAATCGCCAGTTCTAATCCATTATAAAATTGGAAACACACGTTATACAAAGGTTCCAGACCATGATGATTTTGCTTTGATAGAAAAGATTAACAATACACGCATTCCATATTGGTATCCCACAAATCCGTTGCCTGAAGGTGACAATACTGAACAGCCTAAACGTTCACATGGGGTAATATATGTTCACCAATTTTTCACTAAACGGAATCTATATACTATTGCGACTGCGTTTTCTAAGGCAAAAGAGCCACGCGTGAAGTTTATGCTCACGGCAGTAATGAAAACTATGACAAAAATGTATCGTTATGCACCTCATGGAAAATGCACGGCAGGAATGCCCGGCACCCTTTACTTGCCATCCGCTACCCACGAATACTCGATTTTTGATGCGTTGGAACGTAGGGTTCGAATTTACGGACCACTAAACGAAGAAGCCAGTAAGTATATAAACAATGTTATGGTGTCCTGTGGCGATTTGGCAAGCACTAATGTTCCTGAGAACTCGATTGATTACATATTTACTGACCCTCCTTTTGGCGGTAATTTGAATTATTCGGAGTTAAGTTTTCTGTGGGAAGCTTGGCTAAAAGTTCGTACTAATAATAAAACCGAGGCCATTATGAATAAAACCCAGGAAAAGGGTCTGCCAGAGTATCAAAGCTTAATGGAACGGTGCTTTCGGGCATATCATAGAGTGCTGAAACCTGGGCATTGGATGACTGTTGAATTCCATAACAGTTACAATGCGGTATGGAATGCAATTACGGAAGCGTTATTACGCGCTGGTTTTATCGTTGCTGATGTAAGAACACTTGATAAAAAGCAGAACAGTTTCAAGCAAGCGACAACAGCTACGGCTGTAAAACAAGATTTAGTAATTTCTGCATATAAGCCTAAAGAATCATTTGTTAGGGAGTTCGAAAGTCGTGCCGGTGACCCTGAAATGGTTTGGGAATTTGTACGTCAGCATTTGCAAAACGTGCCTATCGCACCGGATTCCACAGGTAAAATTGAGGTAGTTTCCGAACGGCAGGATTATCTGCTGTTTGACCGCATGGTGGCATTTCACATCATGAACGGCATTCCCGTTCCAATGGACGCGTACACTTTCTATGCGGGCTTGCGTGAACGCTTCATCCAGCGAGACGGTATGTTTTTCCTTGCCGACCAAGTCAACGAATACGACGAGCGCCGCCAAAAGATGGAACTGCAAGACCAGCAGCTTTCGCTGTTCATCTCCGACGAAAAGAGCGCCATCATGTGGTTGAATGCTCAGCTCACACAGGCGCGGCAGTCCTACTCCGACATCCAACCGAAATATTTGCAGGAACTGCATCAGACGAAATTTGAGCAGATGCCGGAGCTTTTGGATATGCTCAAAGAAAACTTCCTGCAAGATAACGACGGCAAATGGTATGTGCCTGATCTGTCCGACAAGGTTGACCTTGAAAAGCTGCGCCGCAAGCGTTTGCTTAAGGAATTCTACGATATTTATGCCAAAGGCACTGGCCGCATCAAGAATGCTCGTACAGAAGCAATCCGTGTAGGCTTTGACGAATGCTGGAAGGAACGCAACTATTCCCTCATTGTCAAGGTCGGCGACCGCTTGCCCGAAACCGTCCTACAGGAGGACGTAGCATTGCTGATGTATTACGATAACGCTGCAAACAGAATGTAAAGGAGTGAAGCTATGCCAACCGTTGGTGAAAGCGTAATAGATACCCGAACGGGTCGTGTTGTACTCATCGTTGAGGTACACGAGCTTTGGGGCATGACGACCTGCAAGGTCATCGACATGACGACGAATGATGTGTATTCGATTAATGCCGAGAACCTCGCTTCATCCGGGACTGTGTGTGCGGCGCCGGAGTCGTTTGTGCGCTTTGTCGCCGCATGGTGCAAGGTTAAAAACGAGCTTGCCAATGGTACGGTTTTTGATATCAGTGAAAGCGTCCTTCCACTCCCGCACCAGCGTTACGTTTTGGAGCGGGCAATTGCGACGAATGATGTCCGTTTTATGCTTGCCGACGAGGTTGGACTTGGTAAAACCATCGAAGCCGGACTCATCATCAAGGAATTAAAAACACGCGGGCTTATTGAGCGTGTCCTAGTCGTTTGCCCAAAGGGACTTGTAACTCAGTGGGAATCAGAGATGCTTGAAAAGTTCGGCGAGCGGTTCGCCATCGTTTCACCGGAGGATTACGCGACACTCAAAAAGCTGAATCCAGACAGGAACGTCTTTACACAGTTTCCGCTGGTCATCAGTCCCATGGATGCTATCAAACCTCTGGAACAGCGCATCGGCTGGACGCAGGAACGTATTGACCAGTATAACGAAGAACGTATTGAAGCGGTTGTCGCGGGCGGATGGGATTTGATAATCATCGACGAGGCACACCGTGTTGCCGGTTCAACCGGCGAGGTCGCTCGTCATAAGCTGGGCAATATGCTCGCAAAAGCAAGCCCGCATTTGCTGCTTCTCACCGCGACGCCACATTCTGGCAAAACAGAGCCGTTCTTGCGTCTGATGCAGCTGCTCGATCACGATGCGTTCCCTAACACGAAGGCCGTAGTCCGCGAACAGGTTGCTCCATATATCATCCGCACTGAAAAGAGTGAAGCGGTTGACAACGATGGAAAGTCTCTCTTCAAAGAACGCCATACGCATCTTGTGAAGGTCGAATGGCAAGAGCGCCATAGTTTACAAAAAGAATTATACGAGCAAGTGACGGAATACGTCCGCACCGGCTACAATAAAGCCATCCGTGAAAAGAAGTCGTATGTCGGCTTCCTTATGGTGCTGTTCCAACGGCTTGTCTCCAGCAGTACAGCTGCAATTGTCGACGCGCTGGAACGTCGTTTGAATATCCTTACAACACAATCAGATCAGCTGCACACCGCGAGTATCGGAGATTTGGCCGATCAAGAGATGGAAGAATCGCTGGAGGAAGCACTGACCGTTCTTTCCGCTGGCATCATCGAGGAGAAAAAACAGCTTGAAC